AATTAGAAACTATACAGAAGTAGATAGTAATGGATTATCAGATTCTACTCTTAATGTTATTGTACAAAATACTGAAAATAGAATTTATAGAGAATTAAATATTGATGCTTTTAGATTATATGCATCAGCAGTAACTACTGCAGGAACAACAACTATTTCTGTACCATCAGGTTTAAGAAATATTAGATATGTTGAAATGATTTCTCCAAACGGAGAGTTTACTACATTAGAACAAAAAGATAGTTCTTACATGGCAGAATTTAATAATCTTCCATTATCTTCTACTTATTATGAAAAACCTAGATATTGGGCCAATTGGAATGAAACTACTTGGTTTGTAGCTCCTACTCCTAATACAACTTATGCAATTAATATTGCATATTATCAACAACCTGCTAGTATAACATCCACTACATCTGCAACTACTTATGTTTCAGTGTATGCACAGGATGTTCTTTTATATGGTTCTTTAGTAGAGACATATAAATACTTGAAAGGTCCTGCAGATATGATACAAACTTATGAACAGTCTTATCAGCAAGCCGTAAGAAGCTTTGGTGATGAGCAGATGGGATTAAGAAGAAGAGACGAGTATGTTGATGGTGAACTTCGTATTCCTTTAAAAAGTAATCCACCATCACAATAAAATTAAGGAGTTAATATGGCAAACATAGTACCAGATAGTTTTAAGGAAGAATTATTTGAAGCGATTCACGATTTTACAGCTTCCACAGGCGATACATTTAAAATAGCTTTATATAATACCGTTTCAGGTTTTGCTGCTGCAACAACTACAGTTTATGCTGCAACAATCGGATCAAGTGTTGAAGTGACAGGTACAGGTTATACTGCAACAGGAGCTACTCTTACAAATATTTCACCAACAGTTGCACAAAACGTTGCATTCGTAGATTTTGACGATGTAACTTTTTCAACAGCAACTATTACAGCATCATGTGCTTTAATTTATAACACAACAAATAGTAACAAAGCAGTTGTGGTATTAGATTTTGGTGGTGATAAAACTTCAACGAACGGCGACTTTACTATTCAGTTCCCAGCAGCGAATTCAACAAGCGCAATCTTGAGAATATCGTAGTAGTTCGCCATAAAAAATTATGGCTAATAATACTTGGGGAATACATCCATGGAGTCAAGGCGAGTGGGGTCAACAGACTACTGATGTCATTGTAGAAGTTGGTATTTCAAAAGGTTGGGGCCGAGTTTCGTGGGGAGAAGGAGCGTGGAATCAATCCGTTCCAATAGATGCTCTATCATTAAATTCAGGAACCATTTCTATAATAGGTAAAGCAGAAGTTGCTTTAACCGGAAATAATTTACAAGTTGAAACAGGAACAATTACATTTGCTGGTAAAGCAACTGTTGATGTAACTGGAAATAATTTAACATTAACAATTGGCAATGCCATTGTCACAGCAAAATCTAATGTTGATGCAGATACAAATTTATTAAATTTACTTGTTCAAAGTCCAAATATTCTTGCAGGTGGATCAGTAACCGATGCAGTGGTTGGTGAAGAATTAGATATTAATGTTGGAACAGTATCATTTAGTTTAGATCAAGTATTTACTGCAACAGGATCAAGTGTTCAAATAGGAACAGGTCAAGTTACAATTGAATTACCAACTGTTGTTCAAGCAACAGGTTCAAGTGTTGTCACATCAATTGGAAATGTTCAAATAAAAGCTAAAAGTGTTTTAGATGTAGATGGTAATCAAGTTAATGTTGCAGTTGGTAATCCTACTATTTCACTAGGATTAGGAGTCACGGCTACTGGCTCTAGTGTAACAGTTAATGTTGGCACCGTTAACATAGAATCTAGATATTTTGTTACAGGAAATCAAGTAACGGTAGGGGTTGGAAATGTAATACTTTCAACAGATCAGGTAATAATACCTTCTTCAAATCAATTGACAGTAGGTTCAGGAAGCCCTATTATATATGGCTGGAATATTATAAATCCAACAACAGGTCAAAGCTGGTCTGCTATAAACCCAATCACAGGAGAAACTTGGGTTGAATTATAACAATAAAAGTGATATGGAGAATCTAATATGGCAAGTACATTTAGTAATTTAGGTTTAAACCTACAAGCGACTGGCGAAAACTCCGGAACATGGGGAGAATTAACTAACGTCAATTTACAAGAAATAGATAATGCAATCGCAGGTGTTGTAACAATAACACTAACAGGCAATACGACATTAGCATTTACATCAAATGCAACTTCTACGACATTTACAGATGAAGCAGGTAGAAATAAAACAATTATTTTATCAGGAGCATTATCAGCAACAACAGTTACAGTTTCAGTTCCAAACATTGAAAAAGATTATGTCATTATAAACAATTCAGGTGCAACAGCTACAATTTCATCTGGTGGTTCAACAACAGTATCTATTGCAACAGGTTCTAAAAACTATGTTATTGTAGATCCAACTACAACTTCAGTTATTTCAGCGGTGCCTGCAGCAACTCCAGGCGGTTCTGATACATTCGTTCAATTTAATAATAATGGTGCTTTTGGTGGTATTACTAATACTACTGCGGGCTTTATATTGACTTCAAACGGGTCAGCTACTACACCATCTTTTCAGGCAAATACTGGAATTACGGCTGGAAAATCTATTGCATTAACTTTAGTTTTCGGATAATAATTAACAAGGAGATAAAATATGGCAAATCCAAATATAGTATCGGTAAACTCGATATTCGGTAATACCACAGGTATTGCATTAACTACAACTCTTACAACAGTATTACTTGCTAACGCATCGTCATCAGGAAAAGTTTTTAAAATAGAATCAATCATGGTTGCAAACGTAGACGGAACAAACGCTGCAGATGTAACTATTGATTGGAATACAAATGCAGGCGGAACGGGGACTTCTTATGCACTTGCTGCAACTATTTCTGTACCAGCAGATGCAACATTAAATTTAGTCGACAAGAATTCATCTTTCTATCTAATGGAAAATCAATCTATCATTGGTGGTGCAAGCGCTGACTCTGATTTAGAATGCATTATTAGTTACGAAGAAATAAGTTAATCGGAGGTTCGAGCTATGGCAAATGGCGGAATTATCGGACCGGTTAATGATCCAAATGTATACAGCACATCTAAAGTAACATCATTTACATCATCAGGAACATTTACAAGAAGAGCTGGTCAAAATACAGTTGACTATTTAGTTGTTGCCGGTGGAGGTGGTGGAGCAACTGGATCAGGTGGAGGTGGAGGAGCCGGTGGTTATAGAACATCTTTTCCAGGAGGAACACAATTATTAATATCATCTAGTCCAGTACCAGTAACTGTTGGAGGTGGAGGAACAGGAGCAATATATGGAGCAGGAAATGCGTGTACAGGAAATGGTAGTCCTTCAATATTTTCATCAATAACTTCAACAGGAGGAGGTGGAGGTGGGAATGGAAACGCAGGAGGTCCTCCTTATACTCCAGTTGGTACAGGTGGATCAGGAGGTGGTAATAATGGTGGATATGGTCCTGGAGCAGGAGGAATAGGTAATTCTCCACCAACAAGTCCTCCTCAAGGAAATAATGGTGGGAGTTCTGAATATCCAGGAGGTGGACCTGCTGCAGGTGGTGGTGGCGGTGGAGCAGGTGCAGTAGGTGGAAATGGATGTGGTTCTAATAGAATAGGAGGTGCTGGAGGAGTAGGATTAGCAAATAGTATTACTGGTAGTCCAGTATTTTATGCAGGTGGAGGAGGAGGAGCTGCATCTCAAGGTGGTGATGCACCAGGAACTGGAGGAGCTGGAGGAAATGGTGGTGGAGCAGCAGGATCAACTTTTACTTCTCCTACAGTAGGAACTGTTAATAATGGAACGGTTAATACTGGTGGTGGAGGAGGAGGTGTTGCCGGTCAACCTGGACCAGTTACATCAACAGGAGGATCAGGGATCGTTGTTATTTCAGAACCAGCAGGAACATTCGCTCCCGGCGTCTGGTCACTACAATGTCAATACAATTTCAAGAAAAACAACCAATGGACTTAATAAATATGACCTTTCATTTTAATAAAAATTGTATTATAATAACATTTAGGAGTAAATAAATATGGCACATTTTGCGGAAATTGACAGTAATAACATAGTTTTGCGAGTTGTTGTAATCGACAACAATGATGTAAATGCAAATGGAGGAGATCAATCGGCAACTGCTGCAAAAGCGGTTGAAAAGATTGTACCTTTTTCAAGTGGTGTAAAATGGGTTCAAACTTCTTATAACAATAATTTCAGAAAACAATATTGTGGAATTGGTTATACGTTTGATTCTACAAAAAACAAATTCATTGCACCTCAACCTTTTGCATCTTGGTCACTCGATGCTAATGACGACTGGCAAGCACCCGTTGCATATCCAACAGTTACAACTTATGGAAATAATATAGAATACAGAATTTCTTGGGATGAAGCTGGACAAAGATGGATTGGTAAAGACGATCAAAATAATTCATTCGCTTGGTCACCTGAAACTTCATCTTGGATTGCTACAGGCAATTAAAGAATTTTAAAAACGGAGTAAGATCATGGGATCACCCAATGGCGGTATCATAGGAGTAATTAATCCAACATCGTTTGGAAAGTGTACTGTCACATCTAAAACGTCATCAAGCCCATTAACCACGCAACCTGGAACTAGAATTGCATCTGTTGCAGTAATAGCTGGTGGTGGAGGAGCTTCTTCACAAATGTCAGGAGGAGGTGGAGCAGGTGGACTTCTAACTAATTCATCATTTTCAGTTTGTGGAGCAACATCTTATCCAATTACAGTAGGTGGAGGTGGAGCAGGTTCTCCTACTGGTACTTTTGGTGCTTCAGGAACAGATTCAATATTTTCAACGATCACAGCATTAGGTGGTGGTGGAGGAACTGCTTTTTGTGGAGCTCCTCCAGGAGCAATTGGTAGACCAGGAGGATCTGGTGGAGGTGGAGGTGGAATTAACAGTGGAACTGCAGGTGCAGGTTCAGGTACACCAGGACAAGGTAATCCAGGAGGAACAGGATTTCCAAATACAACAGGTGGAGCAGGTGGAGGTGGTGGAGCTTCTGCAGCAGGAACAAATGGAAGTGCTGCAGGTGGAGGACCGGGTGGAACAGGATCAGATGTAACTCCAATCTTTGGACCAGGTTTACCAAATTCAGGAGTTTATGCAGGTGGAGGTGGAGCAGGAGGTAATAATAACTTCGGACCAAATCCGGCAGGAACAGGTGGACCAGGTGGAGGAGGAAATGGTGGAACAGGATCAGGAGGAAGTACTACAATTTGTGCTACAGCAGGAACTGCAAATACAGGAGGTGGAGCAGGTGGACAAACAGTTGGTGGTGGTAAAGCCGGCGGTTCAGGAATCGTTATCGTAAAAGAATTAAACAAGGCCAGTGGATCGTGGCCGTTGAGTGCACAATTTAGAGCAAGGAAGCAGGGGACATGGGTTGAAACATTAACTTCAGTTGATGTAGATTTTTTAGTAGTAGCGGGAGGTGGATCTGGATCCAGAAATGCAGCAGGTGGTGGTGGAGCAGGTGGTTATCGTACATCTTTTCCAGGAGGAACAAAATTAACTTTATCAGGATATGGACCATTGAGTTATCCTGTAACAATTGGAGCAGGAGCAACTAGATCACCTGCTGTAGTGCAAGGTCCTTCAGGTAGTCCTTCAGTATTTTCAACAATTACATCAACAGGTGGAGGAGGTGGAGGAAGAGGTTGTACTCCATCACCTTGTGCACATGCAGGAGCTCCAGGAGGTTCAGGCGGAGGTGGGGGTGGAAATGATCAAGCTGGAACAGGTGGAACAGGTAATTCACCACCAACAAGCCCACCACAAGGAAATCCAGGTGGAGCAGGATTAGTATCTGCTCCAGCTTACGGAGGAGCTGGGGGAGGTGGAGCAGGAGGCACAGGAGGAAATGGTAGTTCTTCTTCTGGAGGAGCAGGAGGAGCAGGTTCTGCAAATAGTATTTCAGGTTCACCAGTAACTTACGCAGGTGGTGGAGGAGGTGGATCTTACGCTGCAGGTGGAGCAGCAGGACCAGGAGGTGGAGGAGCGGGAACAGGAAACACTGGTACAGCTGGAGCAGGAGCAGCCAATACTGGAGGAGGTGGTGGAGCAGCAGGACCAGGAGGAACAAATGCAAATGGAGGTTCAGGTATAGTAATAATAAGAAGTCCAGGATCAGCAAATATTTCAGCAAGCCCAGGTACAAACACAGTTACAACATTACCGGCACCAGCTGGAGGTTGTAAAGTGGCGACATTCACGGTTTCTGGAGATTTAACAATAGATTAATTTACACTTTACAAATCCTATAGAAAATAATATATAGAATTTAGAAATGAACCTTCAGAATTTTTACTACTACTTCCAAAGCGCACTCACGCCTAGATTTTGCGATGAGTTAATTAAGTATGGAATATCACAACAAGAACAATTAGCTTTAACAGGTGGACAAACTGAAAAAGTAAATAAAGGAAAACCACTTGATGATAAAGATATAATAGATTTAAAAAAGAAAAGAGATTCAAATATTGTATGGTTAAATGATCGTTGGATCTATAAAGAAATTCAACCATTTATACATCAAGCAAATAGATTAGCAGGTTGGGGCTTCGACTGGGATTTCAGTGAGTCATGTCAATTTACAAAATATAAATTAAATCAATTTTATGACTGGCACTGCGATTCCTGGGAAGCTCCATATGCAAATAAAGATAATCCAGATACATTTGGTAAAATTAGAAAATTATCTGTTACATGTTCTTTATCAGCACCAGAAGATTATGAAGGTGGAGAATTAGAATTTGATTTTAGAAATATGGATCCTGATAAACCAACAATTAGGAAGTGCGCCGAAATTAAACCGAGAGGATCTATTGTAGTATTTCCATCTCACGTTTGGCATAGAGTTAAACCAGTAACGAAAGGAACAAGATATTCATTGGTTATTTGGAATCTTGGATATCCATTTAGATAATATGCCTTATAATACTTTAGAAAAAAGAAAAGAAT